AAAGAATTAAAAACAAGATTTTAGGTGGTGCCGGTTTAGTAGCAATCGGGGGAGTAATTCTAATACTCAAATAGTTATATGTCAGACATAAAAAAAGTAATACGTCAAGAATATCTTAAATGTGCTCAAGACCCAGTACATTTTATGCGTAAATACTGTTATATACAGCATCCACAACGTGGTCGCATACAGTTTAATCTGTACCCATTTCAAGACAAGGTACTAACGCTAATGCGTGATAACCCATATTCAATTATCTTAAAATCTAGACAATTGGGTATTTCTACTTTATCAGCCGGTTATTCTTTATGGTTAATGATATTCCATAAGGATAAAAACATACTTTGTATAGCAACTAAGCAAGAGACAGCAAAAAACATGGTTACTAAGGTTAAATTCATGTATGAAAATTTACCTTCATGGCTTAAAATAGATGCAGATGAAAATAACAAATTAACATTACGATTAGCAAATGGGTCACAAATTAAAGCAACCTCAGCATCAAGTGATGCAGGTAGATCTGAAGCAGTATCTTTGCTACTAATTGATGAAGCCGCTTTTATTGATAATATTGGAGAAATTTGGGCATCCGCACAACAAACCTTAGCAACTGGTGGTGGTTGTATTGCTTTAAGCACACCTTATGGTACTGGTAATTGGTTTCATCAAACATGGGTTCGAGCAGAAAACAGAGAAAACCAATTCCTACCTATTAAACTCCCATGGTACGTTCATCCTGAGCGAGATCAAAATTGGAGAGATAGACAAGATGAATTATTAGGTGATCCTAGAATGGCAGCACAAGAATGTGATTGTGATTTTAGCACCTCTGGTGATATTGTTTTTTATCCTGAATTAATAGATTTTTATGAAAAAACATATATAAAGGATCCTATGGAAAAAAGGGGTGCAGACCAAAATTTATGGGTTTGGGAATCTCCCGATTACACTAGAGATTATGTTGTAGTAGCAGATGTTGCACGTGGTGATGGAAAAGACTATTCAGCGTGTCATGTAATAGATGTTGCTAATAACGTACAAGTTGCTGAATATAAAGGCCAACTTGGAACTAAAGAATATGGTCATTTGTTAGTAGGTTTAGCTACTGAATATAATGAAGCTATGTTAGTAATAGAAAATGCTAATATTGGTTGGGCAACTATACAAGTTGCTTTAGATAGACAATATCCTAATCTTTACTATTCACAAAAGAGTGACTCCCCAGGAGCAAGTTCGTATTTTGACAAATACCAGGACCATTCAAAAATGGTAGCTGGTTTTACAATGTCATCTAGAACACGTCCTATGATAATAGGTAAATTTCAAGAATATATTGGTGATAAAGGAGTAACAATACAGTCAAAAAGGTTAATAGAAGAAATGAAAACTTTTATTTGGCGTAATAATAGAGCAGAGGCTCAAAGTGGGTACAATGATGATTTAGTAATGTCTTTTGGTATTGCTATGTATGTTAGAGATACAGCTTTAAAAATGAGACAACAAGGATTACAAGCAACTAAAAATGCGTTAGGTAATATGTCGGTAAATAGAACACCGTACCAAGGAGGATATGGTTTTTCACAAGGTTCGGATAACCCATACCACATGAATACCCCAGAAGGAAAGGAAAACATTAAATGGCTCCTTTAATAATATTTATAATAATAATAACAAATTATGGCTAACAAAAGCGTATTTACAAGATTAAAAAGATTATTTTCAACTGACGTAGTAATCAGAAATGTTGGTGGTAATCAAATTAAAGTAATTGATAGTGCAAAAATCCAATCTACAGGGGAACTAGAAACAAATTCCCTAATGGATAGATATAATAGGGTCTTTTCAACTAGTCCTTCTTCTTTATATGGTGCTCAATTCAACATGAATTACCAATATTTAAGACCACAATTATATTCAGAATATGATTTAATGGATAATGATGCTATTATAGCCTCAGCTTTAGATGTATTGGCTGATGAGTCTACTTTAAAAAATGACATGGGTGAAGTACTTCAAATTAGAAGTGCTAATGAAGATATACAAAAAATATTATATAATTTATTTTATGATGTATTAAATGTAGAATTTAATCTTTGGATGTGGGTTAGACAAATGTGTAAATACGGTGATTTTTTCTTAAAGTTAGAAATTGCTGAAACTTATGGGGTATATAATGTTATACCTTATACTGCTTATCATATTGAAAGACAAGAAGGATATGATCCTGAAAATCCATCAGCTATAAGATTTAGATATGCTGCTGATGGTATGGATAATTTAAGTTCAGGTATGTATCCGGTACCTGGTGCTACTGCTGGTAATTTAATGAATGAGCAAGGTATTTTCTTTGATAATTATGAAATGGCTCACTTTAGACTCCTTTCGGATGTTAATTATTTACCTTATGGTAGAGCTTATATTGAACCTGCTAGAAAATTATACAAACAGTATGTTTTAATGGAAGATGCAATGTTAATTCATAGAATTGCACGTGCACCTGAAAAACGTATTTTTTATATGAATGTTGGTTCAATCCCTCCTAATGAAATTGATGCATTTATGCAGAAAACTATTGGGAATTTAAAACGTACTCCATTCCAAGATAATAAAACAGGAGAATATAACTTAAAATATAACATGCAGAACATGTTAGAAGATTTTTATATCCCTGTTAGAGGTAATGACCAAACTACAAAAATAGAAACAACACCCGGATTACAGTATGATGGGATATCTGATGTAGAATATTTAAGAGGTAAATTATTTGCTGCACTTAAAATACCTAAAGCCTTTTTAGGGTATGAAGAAGGTGTTGAAGGTAAATCTACATTGGCACAACAAGATATTAGATTTGCTCGTACTATTGAAAGATTACAAAGAATACTATTATCTGAATTAAACAAAATTGCTTTAGTACACTTATATACTCAAGGATATACAGATGAAACATTAACAAACTTTACACTCCATATGTCTAGTCCATCTATTGTACTAGAACAGGAAAAGATAGAATTATTAAAATCTAAAACAGAACTATCTGCCCAATTATTAGAACAAGGTTTAGTACCGTCTGATTGGATTTATGATAATGTATATCAATTTAGTGAAGACCAATATGATGAATACAGAGATTTATCTAGAGAAGATGCTAAACGTAAATTTAGAATGGCACAAATTGAAGCAGAAGGTAATGATCCAGTAGAAACAGGTAAATCATATGGTACGCCTCATGACTTAGCATCGTTATACGGTTCAGGTAGAATGTATACTGACCCAGGAGCGGTACCAAAACCAGAAGAATATGCTGCTGATGATCCTAAATTGGGTCGACCACAGGATAGTAATGTTAAACGTAATACCCAAGGTGATAATTTTGGTAAAGATCGTTTAGGTGTTAAAGGTATGAAAAATAAGGATAAAAATGATTCTGATAGTATAAGAAATAAATTTAAAGGAGGAAGTCCTTTAGCTTTAGAAAGTGCACAAATGACATTTTTAAGAAATAAAGATATTTTTAAAGATATTCCACGACCTAATAAAAAACAACTAGTATTTGAAGAAGATAAGGACACATCTTCACTATTAGATGAGAAACAATTGAAGAAATAAATATCTTTTAATATTTATAAATAAATATATTTTTTAGATGAAAATTAAACACTCAAAATACAAAAATACAGGAATTCTTTTTGAATTACTAGTACGCCAAATTACCGCAGATACTTTAAAGGGTGGTAATTCACCGGCCATAGACATATTAAAAGAATTTTTTATTAATACTAGCTTAGGTAAAGAATATAAACTTTATGAGTCTATACTTAAATCTAAACAAGTAACAGAAGGTAGAGCTACATTAGTCATTGATACTATATTAGAAGCATCTACCAGGTTTAATAGAAAATCATTAAAAAAACAAAAATATAATCTAATTAATGAAATTAAAAAACATTACAATTTAGAGTCTTTCTTTGGATCGAAAATCTCAGATTATAAAGAATTAGCGGCTTTATATACTTTAATAGAAAATATAAACTCACAATCTATTTTAAATCCAACACAGTTAGTAGAAAATAAAGTAACATTATTAGAACACTTAACTAAAAAGGAAATTAAACTAGATTTATCTCAAACTTTACTTGAAGAATTTTCTACATATGATAAAGATATAAGAACCCTTACATATAAAGTATTATTAGAAAAATTTAATAATAAATATGATTCATTAACGGATGACCAGAAACAAGTCCTTAAAGAATATATTAATTCTGTAGATTCAACTCCTGACTTAAGAAACTTTTATAATGGTAAAATTACTGAATTAAAAAATACATTAAAAAAAGAAGTAAAAAATATTAAGGATAAAACTACTCAAATTAAAATTACTGAAGTATCTAAATTTTTAACTGAATTAAAGAAAACTGATAAAGTTGGAGATGATAATTTAGTTGATTTGTTACGTTTTTATAAATTAGTAAACGAAATTCAGATAGCAAATGACAAAAAAATATAAACTTAAGGAAATAGAAATAGGAGATACAAAAGTTGCTGGGGGTGTTAAATCTGTAGTTACAGATAAAGACCCTAATACTGGTGCTATATCTTGGTCTATAGATTATGTTCCAAATTTAACTAAATTAGTTGAAGATGTTGATGAATTAACAAAAACAGCTAAAGGGGTATATCAAAAAGTAAAAGATGATAAAAAGTTTTTAGATATATACGAACAAGCTAGATCTTTAAGAAATACCATTAGAACACACGTTAGAAATAACTACCCAGAAGAATATAAAAAAGCTATTAGAGAAGAAGATATAGATGAAGCTACAGGAGTAGATGGGGACGTTATTGATTTAAACCCAAGTAATAAAACTAAACTATCCAACTATGTTAAATTACCTCACCACTTAGCAGCTGCTCTTTTAGATATATCAGATGAAATAATGTCAGATGAAGCTGGTACTATAGGTTCACAACCCCAAATTAAACAAGCTCTTACTTTATTAAAAAAAGCAGCTGAAAAGGCTATGACTGGAGAAAAGGAAGTAGAAGAAGTTTCAACTTCTGGAGCTGCGGGTGCTTATTTAACACCATACGCTTTTAGAAAAAAAGGATCTAAATCTGATGATGAAGCTTATAAAGAGTTAGGATATAAAGTAGTAAAAGAAAAAGCTTTACCTGTAGTTAGAAAAAAACTAGCAAAGGTACCTAAAGCAAAAAAAGTAGCATCTAAATATAGAATGAAAATGCCTTCAGGTGTAGTAAGTTCTTTAGGTTATACTATGGGTGAAGGTGCTTTAGGAGACGGTGCTGATTTAGGCCCTGGACCAAAAGCAGGTCCTGATGGAGTTACTGATAATGCTTATACAAAACAATTTAAATTTAAATTAGTTCCTAAAAATAAAGATGGTACCTATGTACAAAAAGGAGCAGGAATGATAGTTAAAAAACTATTTTAATATGTATAACCGTAATATAAAGGAAAACGAAGATAAAGCATCTAAGTTCCATGAGGAACGTATAGAGGCTTTTGATAAATTAGAAGCTAGATTTGATAATATTAAAAAATCAATTAAATTAGCTAAAATAGAAACAATAAAATATTACAGAGATAATCCAGAAAGTTTTTCTGTTGTAATAGGCACAGATATGCTAAATGATTATTTTAACGATATAGAAACATTATTACAATAACAAAATTATGAAAAACACACCAAACGAATTATTTAACAAACTTACAAAAAAGTTTAGTCCTAAGATTGAAAAGGAATTAATTAATGAGGAACTAGGTCAAATAGTAACATTAAAACCTTTAGTAAATTTAACATCTGAGGATTTTAACCCAAACAAACAAGCCTGGGAATCTAAATTTGAAAATTTCTTAGCTGAAGGTGGTACTTTAGATCCTCTTGTTAATAATGAAGATAAAGTTAAATATAATTCTAAAGAACAGGACGAAAAAATTAAAGCTAACCCTAAATTAAAGTTCGAAATGGACAATAAATTAGGTGGTTCTTATAAAGTATCGGATGCTGTTGAAAATATAGATTCTCATAATTATGATTATAATCCTAAAGTAGAGAATATTAATAATGTTAATGCTCAAGAAGTATTAAGTGGCGTTCAGTTAGAAATTAATTATAATAAAGAATTATCTTTAGATGAAGCAATGGAATTAGCTGTTAAAAACTTAGCTAAAGACCCATTACATTATGTAAAAGAAGGACAGTTTGGAGTTCAAGGTCTAGGATATAAACAATCTAG